ACTTTGGGGAATTGAACAATGCCGCATCACAAAAGAGCGTTATTTCCGCCGCAGTTTATTTCAACGCCTGCGCTTAATATTTAACATTTTATCATTATCGACCGGCGGATCTATTTACGATATTTCGCAAAATATTGATTTTATCTTTTATAAAAATTTGCCGGAAGACGAAAAAGATATGGCTGACTTGGTTAGCCGCTTGCAGGGCATTGTTTCAACACGCACGCTGCTAAAACAAATTCCGTTTGTTGAAGATGTTGACGAAGAATTAAAAGATATTGATGCCGAAAGTGCAAAAAAGGCCGAGCAGGAAGCGGCAGCATTCGCAAGCTATAAAGATGAGGAATAATGGGATATTGGCAAGATAGAGCAGACGAGAGTCGCGCCTTAGTTGATAAGATTGAGGCAGACTCTTTTAAGCGGTTAAACAAATTCCTTTATACGGTATTAAAAGACGTTAGACGGCAAATAAGGGAGTTCGATACCGAAAACGCAAACGAAAAACTGACATCGCAACAAAGGCAAATAATATTAAAGGCTTTACGGCAGACTAAAGACTACGATAAGCGCGATTTTTACTTACGTGCGCTTTATAACGAAAACAGTAAATTATACGTTATTGACCGCTTGGAACAGCTTAATATTTCGCTACAAATTCAATTATCAAAGCTAACGCGCCGCCAAGAAGCCGAAATAAAAGGAACATTAAAACAGGCCGGAAAACAAGCATATTCATTTTACGCCGATGAATTTTCAAACAATTTTGGAATTGATTTACACACAATATCAATGCAAAATGTTGAAAAATTAGCCAATACTGCATGGGCAGGCTCAAAAAATTGGTCTGACCGTATTTGGTCCGACAGAACAAAACTTGGTTATGCTTTGGAAGATGTTTTGAAATCCGGACTTGCCGAGGGTAAATCATTACAAAAAATTGCTCGTGATATTCGTATAAAGTTTAAGACATCAAACTATAACGCGATGCGACTTGTCAGGACAGAAACAACGCACGTTCACGAACAATCGGCGTTACAATTTTATAAAGACACCGGTGTTAAAAAATATGAATTTATGGCGTATATTGACGAGCGCACATCTGAAACCTGTACAGCATTAAACGGTAAGCGTTTTGATATTGATAAAGCTGAAGTCGGTGTTAATTATCCGCCTATGCACCCGAATTGCAGATCCACCACCGCACCGGTAGTCGATAAAGACACATTAAACGAGTTTGAGAAAAAATACGGCCTTAACGAATAAAACATCTTGACGAGGTAAAAAAAAGCCGTTAACCTTTAGGCAGCTGACGAGCGTAAACGGAAAACAGGAGGTAAAATATGTCAGAAGAAAATAATAACGAAAACGAAAACGGAAAACAGGAAGTTACATTTACAGACGAACAACAAGCAAAAGTCGACGAGATTGTTGCCGCACGTTTGTCCGCTCAAAAGAAAAAAGCGGACGATGAAGTAGCAAAACTGAAAGCCGGATTTGATAAAAAGCTTCAAGATGAACTTGCAAAGGCTAAAATGACCGCTGATGAATTAAAAGCGCATGAACTTGAAGAAACGCAAGCTGAATTAAAAACTCTGCGTGAAGAAAAGAAAAAGCGCGAACACGCTGACGAAATTAAAAAGCTGTTTGCCGACAGCGGTATCAATAGCAAAATTTCGCCGGATTTATTTAATCATTTCGACGACACAAATGCCGCAAAGCAAGCAATGGCAGATTTCAAAAAGACTTTTGAAGATGCCGTACTCGAAGAAGTCAATAAACGTATTTCTTCACACACTCCGAAAAATAAAGCATCTGACGGAAACGGTAGCGGTTCAAGCAATCCGTTTTTGCAGGAAAATAACAACAAATTTAATTTTCATAAATAGAGAGGTTTAAAATGGCTCATACATTAAACTATGCTGAAAAATACAGCTCACAAATCTTGGAAGCTATTGAACAGGGTGCTTTAACAACTCCGTTTTACACTTCCAATGTTGAATGGACAGGCGCAAAGACTTTCCATTTTACACAAATGTCTGTTTCCGGCTATAAAAACCACAGCCGTAACGGTGGTTGGAATAGAGGAACAATTAACCAACAGGACGTTGAATTTACTGTTGAACATGACCGCGATGTTGAGTTCTTGGTTGATAAGGCCGATGTTGATGAAACCGCGCGTACTGCTGCAATGGTAAACGTAACAAATCGTTTTGTTAACGGTCAAATGGTTCCGGAAATTGACGCTTTTACGTTCTCAAAGATTGCAGCAAAGGCAAAAGCAACTACCGGTTTGTCTGAAAATACAAACTTGTCCACTTATACTGCCGCAAACATTTACACCAAATTGGTTGAAATGATGGGTAAAGCAAAATTAAAGCTTTATCGTCAACGCGGAACTTTGGTTGGTTATGTTCGTCCGGAAATTATGGACTTGATTGCTGTTTCTAGCGAACTTTCTAAGACAGTTGAAGTAACACGTCTCGCTGGTCCGACTTCTGTTGAAACTCGCGTTGCTCGCATTAACGGTGTGCCGTTAATTGAAGTTATTGACAACGAACGCTTTTACGATGCTTTCTCATTCACAGAGGGATTTGCACCTGTTGCAGGTACTTCTCGTCCGATTAACATTTTGTTTGCCGCTACTGATATGGTTCATACAGTTCCGAAGATTAGTTCAATTTACTACTTCTCTGCCGGTGATCATACTGAGGGCGATGGCGACTTGTATCAAAACCGCGCTTTATGGGATACCTTTGTATTTCCTAACGGCAAAGATAAGGCTATTGACAGCATTTATGTTTCTTTGGATGCTGCAATTCCGTCTGAATAATTAACTGAAAAGGGGGTTTTCTATGATCTTAATTAAGGAAAATGAAATCGTTGTTTGTGATGAAAAGGAAAAAGACTTTTACATCAATGACGGTTTTAGTGTCGTTAGTAATAAAAAAGCACCGGCAGAAAAGGCCGATAAAAAAGCTAAAGACAATAAAGCCAAAGATGATGATGGTAAAAAACTTGAGGGAGATTTAGAAAATCTCTAAAGTTATTTTTTACTTTTTTGACAATGCGCCTGCCGATTTTTTTCGGTGGGCGTTTTTCATATTTACTTTTTGAAATTACAGTTTAATATAGAGGCAAAGGAGTTAAAAACATGATTACCCAAGAAAAGCGTTCAAAAATTAAAGACTATGTTAAAATATTGCGTAATATGGATATTAATGATGATTTTGAAGCAAAAGATGATTTCATTATTGATACTGTAATTGATCAATGCGTTGCATATTGTAATCGCGAAGATATTCCGGAAGACATGGAACGCGTTGTCGCTAGAATTGCCGCAAGAGTTTATGAAGACGGCTTGGATAAACAAACCGGTATTCAATCATATCGTGAACTTGATATGCAAGTTACATATAATCTTGATGCAGATGTATTCAATGAAAAGAATTTGTTACAACGTTGGGTTTCATTATCAAGTGTGGGGTGTTAATGAGTATAACAATATTTTGGCAGGATAAGGCAAAAGTCGAACGTCAGGAAATATCAACAGGCGAATATTTTAGCAAAGATGTCTTAACGACTGTTTATGAACAAATAACTTGCCACTTGGCCGTAAAATCTCGGCTTGTTCCTGTTCGTGATAACCGGCAGGCTACCACCGCCGATTATGACTATGTTATGTTTTGCGCTCCGCGTTATATTTTCAAGCTAAACGACAAGATAACAATCACACGTCCAAATGGCGAAGTTTTTGAAATGTATGCTGGACAGTCACATAATTACCGCGAAACGTGTCAAGTGGATTTATCTTTCACGCCTATTGCGCCGGAGGCCGCATAATGTGGGAAAACTACAAAAAAGCATTAGAACAGAGAAAAGAACGGTTAAATACTGCTTGGGAAGAACTCGGCAATATTGCGGCAAATAAGTTTGTTGACGAAGCAAAAAAAGAAACCGAATTACAGAAACTCGTTAAGACAGGAAACTATCGCGGATCATGGACTTCTGATATTATTAAAAAGGCAAAAGATACCGTTGTTAAATGTATAAATAACGCTGAATATGCAAGCCATTTGGAATTTGGTCACCGCATTGTTACGCGTAGTGGAATTGATACAGGACGAAAAACTTTAGGAAGATTTGTCGGTCGCACAGCCATAAAACAAACACGCCGGTTTATTTCCGGAACAGTTAAAAAACTAATGAGGAAGATATTTGCATGAGAAATCAACTTGAATTAGCCGAAGCAATACAGCGGACATTGGCAGGGTTAAAATATAATGGCCAAACCGTCAATTTTTTCTTCGGGCGTATTAAAAACGTAAAATATCCGTTTATAGATATTTATTATTCGTCTTTTCGTGAAAGCACGGCAAGCGCAAATATGTGGAATGATATTTCGGCTACCGTCTGTATTGAGTTTGCCTATGCAAAAGAAACCGAAGATGAAGAACTTTATGATTTTGCGGAAAGTATTATTGCACCGTTAAAATCCGGAATAAATTATGTTCGTGGCGTTAAAAATCACATTATAACGCCAAACGACGATTTTGATATAAGAATTATTGACGGATATTTACAAATTTTATTTGATGTCAATTACCAAGTTGACACGGCTGTAAAAGTCGCTTATGATAATCTTGAAAAAATGCAAAACCTTGATGTTAACATTAAAAAGGAGTAAATAAAATGGGGCAACCTAGTTTTGTTATTGAATTTACGAGAAAAGCCGTAACAGCGATTTCTCGTTCACAACAGGGGATTGCTTGCTTGGTGCTAGATGATAGCATGATGACAGGCGAAACCTTAACTTATTCAAGTTTCGGCGATGTTAAAAGCACAGACTTAACTGCCGCAAATTATGAATTAGTGCAAATGGCTTTTTTAGGCAAACCGGCGAAAGTTATTGTTGTTAAGAAACAAGAAACTATTTCCGAAACTGTAACGGTATTAAAACGCTTGAAGTTTAATTATCTTGCTATGCCGTCAGCAGAGGCCGCCGACATTACCGCAATTAAGTCAATGCTTGACACACAGCGTGCAAGTCTTAAAGGATTTGGCAAAGCTGTATTTTATGAGCCGGCAACAGGTTCAGACGACCAAAGAATTATTGAATTGTCCGGTTGCGACAATTTAGTCTTGAACTTTACCGGAACAGCTAAAAACTACACCGGCGCACAATATACTTGCCGTCTTGCCGGTATTTTGGCAGGATTGCCGGATACCGTGGCCGCAACATATACCAACTTACCGGAAATTGTATCTTGCGATGTTGCAGATGATCCGGACAGCGAGGCAGACGATGGCCGCGTATGTATCCTTTATGAATTTGGCGAATATAAACTCGGTCGCGCAGTTAATAGCTTGCAAACATTGACCGACGGTATTTCGGCAGACTTTAAGAAAATCCGCATTGTTTCCACAATGGATTTAATTGCCGAAGATATTGTTACCACTTTCCGCAACAGCTATGTTGGAAAATACGTCAATTCGTATCAAAACAAGTTAAGATTTTGCGGTGCTGTAAATTCTTATTTAAGATCATTACAGCCGAATCTGCTTGATGAAAATATGCGTAATGAAGTTTGGGTGTCTTATGCTAAAAATAAAGCATATTTGGAAGCACAAGGCGTTGACACAAGCGATATGACCGAGCAAGAGATTATTCAATACAATACCGGAAGTTATGTCGGACTTGACGGCACAGCGGCACCGACCGATGTAATGGAAGATTTGGAACTTGACGTTAACTTATTTGAGGAGATGTAATAATGGCAAACGAAAGACAGCCTTTAGTTGGCACTTGGGGTAGAGTTTGGCTTGATGGAACAGAAGTTGCTAAAATCCAATCAATCACCGCCGATGTTACAAATAACTTTGAAAACTATTACGAGGGCGCAGATGTCCAACGGGTAAAGGTTTCACAACAAGGTTCAGGAACTTTGACATTGCAAGAAGTTTACAATACAGCGGCTTATTTGCTTGATAAATATCTTGCAAAAGGCGAAGAACCACATTTTGTAATTGAAACAAATTTGTCAGATCCATCTGCATACAATAAGCAGCAGGAAGCATACACGATTAACCACGTTTCTTTTGATAGCATTCCATTTTTGAATTTATCAAAGGGCGCAGTCGTTACTCGTGAATTAAGTTTTGCTTTTCCGCCATCTAAGGTGCAGAAAAACGCCGAAGTATTTCCGGAGGACTAATATATGGAAAACTTGGATAAATATCTTAAAAAAATCGAAGAAAACGTTAATTACAAAACGTCTGAATATGAAATTAAAATCGAAAGTCTTGGCGATACGATGAAAATACGCACGCTGACTTTGGCTGAAAAAAGAGAATGGCAAAACAGCGTTCCGGCCAATGGAATTAAAACCATAGGTGATATTACTGAAAATAAGGCTATGCGTAAAATAATTTATAACGTTATGGACTTAAAGGAAGTTGCTGTTGCCGCAAAAGAAAAAGGCCTAATAAATTCTTATTATGATGTTTTGGATTATCTGTTTACCGTAGAAGATTTGATTGATATTATTCATAGTATTTCAGACCATATTGACAAGAAAAATGATGGAGTTGATGACCTAAAAAACTGATAGAAAAGGACATAAGATTATATCTTGTGTCCTACTATCTTGAAAGGGGAATCGAACCGGAAAAGATTTTAAATTTAACAAACCGCGAGCAAGATTTTTATTTAGCAAGCGCGTTATACTGGGCAGAAATAAGGAAAAAAGTAAATGGCAAAATTTGAAGATGAATTAGTATTAAAAGATAGTGCATCGGAAAAGCTAGATAAAATTTCCGGTAAAATGTCCGGTTTATCGATTAAGGGCGAAAAATTAAAATCAATCTTTGGTAATATGGCTAAAGGCATTGTATCGGCCGCCGGAATTAGTGTTGCGTCTGTTGGCACACTTGCTTTATCTTGCTCTCGTGCCGCAAGAGATGCTGAAGAATTAAAAGCCACAATGGATTTATTGACCGGTTCTTCTGAAAAATCTAAAAAAGTATTTGAAGATTTGGATAAAGAAGTCGGTTTATTTTCACGCGAAACTTTACGTGGTTTATCTATTCAAATGCTAGATAACGGAATAAGCACCGAAAAACTAATACCAACATTAAAAATGTTAGAGGGTTTTTCGATGGGTAGTGCTGATAATTTACAAATGCTAACAACGCAATTAACAAAAGTATCAGCAACCGGACGTGTGACAGCGCAGTCATTAAAAGCATTATCAGCGGTAGGCATTGATGGCCAAAAAGAAATGCAAAAACAACTTGGTGTTACGCCAAAACTGTTTAATAAATTGTTGTCTGCCGGAAGAATTACATTTAAAGATTATGAGCGTTTACTAACGCGTGTTTATAATTCAACTGACAAATACAATCAATCTGTTGATAAAATTTCAACTACTGTTAATGGTAAGTTTGATATTTTACGAAACAAACTTAGTGTTGTTGGCGATAGATTAAAAGAAAGTCTTGGTCGAATTGCTTTACCATATCTTTCTAAAATTGCCGATAAATTAACAGAATGGGTTGACAAGCTGAATGGATTGCCAATTGAAAAAGTCGAAAAATTAAATGAAGTTTTGGTAGCTACTGGAAAGTTATTTGAGGGTATTTGGTGGGTTATAAAACAAATAATTGATGCTTTTGGCGGACTTTATAATATGGCAAAAGGTTTTGTCGGTGTATTAACCGGAATTGTTACCGACACAAAAGATTTTGCTGAAGCATTTAATTCGATGTCATGGAGTGATATTGGTTCGGGATTATGGAATGGTGACTTGCTTGATAAAGTTGCTGAAATTCAGCGAAATAATAAAACAAGTCAGCGCACATCAACGTTAAACAACGAAACGCTTAAAAATATATCAGACGCACAAAGTTTTCAAACAACAACACCTTACAACACAACAAATATGACTAACACATTTAATATTAACGGAACAGTTAGAGAGGAAGCGGACATTTCGCGAATTGGTCGCGCTATTGCTGACAGTATCGAAAAGAAGTTTAGCAACATGGGAGCATATTAAAATGGCTAACAGATTAACTGTATATTTTTATAATCAGACACGCGGCGAAATTTTAACATTACCAATAAATCCGGATGCAATAACTTTACCGCAACAAATAAATATTGACCGCTACAATGTTATTGATTATGGCGAAGTTGCTATATTTGGCACAAGACAATTAAAAACAATATCAATTAACAGTATTTTTCTTGATGATAATGCCGGATCTATTTTAACCACGACATACACAAATATTCTGACTGGCGTTATTAATAATTTAATTACCAAACAAAGCACAATAAGCAAGTTGCAAGCGTGGCAGGAAGCAAAGGATTTAATTCGTGTTGTTATTTCCGACCACTTTAACGAGTTAATGAAAATAACACGTTTTGAGCCGGTTATATCTGAAAGCACAAAAGTTATTCATTATCAAATTGATTTTTTGGAATATCGTGACCCAATAAAAGACACATCCGGCGGTTCGATATTGTCAATTTTAGCAAGCGGATTAGTTTCGCGTAATGCAATTAGAACGCTTGTAAGCACTGTTACAGCAAAGGCAAGTGATGATCTTTATTCTATTGCAACACGATATACTGGAGATTCAGCAAATTGGACAACCATTGCCGAGAAAAACGGTTTGAGTATTGATAGCGATATTGTCGGAAAGGTTTTGCGTTTATGAGAATTTTTGCAAATGACAATGAGATAAAAACAAAAATATTTATTCGGTGGTCCGGCGATTATAAACAGGCCGCACGAAGTTTGTCGTTTGCTTATTTACCAATGGAAAGTAGTTGTCGTGTTGGGGATAAAGTCGTTATGTATGACAATGACGGCAAATTGGTATTTACCGGAATGTGCATTGACGCGTATTATAACACATCGCAAAAAGTTTATAATGTTGATTGCATTGATTTATTATATAATACTCTAAAAAGTAAAGCATTTGGAAGATTTATCGGAACTGCATCACAAATTTGCCGTAAAGTATGTAATATTTTTAATTTAAATTCAAAAATTGAAGTAGATGGCCAAAGCCAACAACTTATTGCCACCGGAGATATGACTTATTATGATGTTATGGCCAAGGCATTACGGCGCGATGTTGGTAATGAATATTTCAGCATCCGCGCACTTGGTAATAACATTTATTTCGAAAGGCCTACAAATTCAGAAACAATCGCCACATTGACAAGCCAAACAAATATACGCGAAGCGGACTATTCCGAAACCGTGCAAAATATGATAAATAAAATTGCTGTTTTAGATGATTTTGGATCTGTTATAACAACGCGTCAAAATAGCGATGATTTAGCAAAATTTGGATTAATGCAAAATGTTGTTACCGAACAATATACTGAAGATTTTAAATTAATTTTACCAGAATTACACGGAATTGATTATACAGCAGGATTAACTATTGACGGCAATATTGAATGTATAACCGGTAAAACAGTCAATATAGTCGAACCGCACACCGGATTTAACGGTAGATTTTTTATTTTGAACGACCAACATATATGGTCTGATGATGATTACACAACAACGTTAGGGGTGTTATATAATGTCTAAAGGTGAGGATTGGAGTGATACTTTATATAAAACGATTGGCGCGCAAATTAGGCAACAAATGGCGCGTCAGGGTTATGTAAACGTCGGTGTTGTTAAATCATTACAGCCCTTAACGGTAACATATTTAAAAGTTGATTTTTCGACCGCTGATGACACATTATATTGCAACAGTCTTTTGTTAGATGAAAACATTAATCTTGATGTTGACACAGCCATAGCCGGTACGCAAAATATAACCAACATGACACCGCCACCGCTTATAAGTCTTCAACCGCAATCTTCAAGTGAATACACTGCCAAAATATCCGGCACGATTCCGAATTTTATAAAAGATTTTTATAATTACTTTAAATCATGGCACAACAGATTTATATTGCACGTTGGCGATTTTGTTGCAGTTCAAAAAGTTGGCGAAAATAAAATTTTAATTGTTTCAAAAATCAATTTAATAGGGGATAACGCACAATGACAGATTTTCCTTTTATACCGGACACATTAACCACAGATACAACAGATACTTTGGAGCAGATTAAAAGCGCGGCTGAATTGCCTTTATTTAAAGAATATGCCGTCGATTGGGATAATAATACTTTATTACTTAAAGATGGTCGACCTTATTTGATAACGGGTAATGAAGCGTTAAAGGTGTGGATTTATAAAGCATTGCATCCACAAACTCAACTTTTCAAATATAATGCCTATTCTGATAATTACGGCAATGAATTTATGAACTTAATATCAAGGTTTGTTAATACAGACATAAAACATGCTGAATTGCAAAGAATTATATCAGAAGCTTTACTTGTCAATCCATATATATTAAATCTGTCTGATTTTAAGTTTTCTCAAATTGGCAGTAAAATGACTATTGAATTTACGGCGCAAACAGTTTATGGTAAGATAGATTACACACAAACGCAGGGGGTTGAATAATGAGCAGTAAAGATGATTATGTTGCAGGAATGAACGCGCAATTAACACTTGATGAAAATAAAATGGAAGGAACTTTTGGACAGGATATAATTAACGCCGTCGGTTATGAAATGGCTGTGCAAAAAGACACACAAATAGATCCAATGATTGACCGTGCGTTTGTTTCAACGGCCACCGGTGATGATTTAGATTTAGCCGGTGCTGATAATGGATTACCACGAAAAGAAGCGACACCATCACAAGTTTTGGTTCGTGTTTCAGGTTTAGAAGACCAAGTTGTATCATCTTCGGTAAAAATAAGTTACGGCGATATTGTTTTTACAGCCACGGAAGCAAAGACAATTCCTGCTATTGGTTATATTGACGTTTATTTCCTATGTAACACCGCCGGAACGGTTGGGAATGTTGCAACCGGAACAGTTTTTACATTTGATGGCAATTACTATGGTTTGACTTCTGCTGTTGCTGTTAGTAAAGGAATAGGCGGTGCAGATAAAGAAGATGACGAAAGCTATCGCGAACGTATTTTATATAAAATTCAAAACGAAGCAGGTTCAGGAAATGAAGCTCATTATAAAATTTGGGCGGAAAGTGTTGACGGTGTAGAAAGTGCAAAAATTGTGCCTTTATGGAACGGAAATGGAACGGTAAAAGTTTTAATTTCAACACCTGATAAATCAACACCAACACAAACTTTGCTTGATACAGTAGCTGCATATATTGAAACACAACGACCTATTGGCGCAACCGTTACGGTTGATAGTATTGAATATGTTAATATAAACGTAACAGCAACCATAACTTTAAGCAATACTGGCAGTATTTCATATGTTACCGAAGAATTTAACGAACTTTTGGCCGCTTATTTATCAACATACGGTTTAACAACAATTTCATATTTAAGAATTGCGGATTTATTACTACAATGCACCGGCGTGGTAGATGTTCAAAGTTATACATTAAACGGTGGTGTTCAATCAATAACATTAACATCAACACAAATGGCGCGTGTTGGTACAACATCAATTAGTGAGTGATAATATGGAAATAAAAAGCAAATTAAATACTGATATCCCTCAAAAGGTTTATAATATTAAACAAATAAAAGATTTGATTGACGCTATTCAGCCGGAAATTGATGCTATAAACGATTTTTTATATAAAACGCGTTACGACTTGCATATTTCAACAACAACTATTATCGAGCGGTTTGAACGCGATTACGGTATAACTCCGGATGAAAGCAAAACGCTTGAAGAAAGAATTGCGGCCGTTTTGGAAAAGAAAAACGCTAAAATTGTATTTACCGAAGAACGATTGCGGCAGACGATTATTGATAATTACGGCGATGATTACGAATTAAATGAAGATTGGTCGAATTATGCTTTTACAATTATTCTTGGTAACCCCGAAAGAAGCGTTGTTGATTTGCAACGTGCAATAAATAGATATAAACCCGCCCATTTATATAGTTTGCTTGCATTGTTAATGGGTGTTGATAAAATTATAATAAACGACCAAACAATTATTATTTCAAATTTAGTCAGATATTGCGGAAATGCAACATTTAATACAGGAGTTGATCCACTATGATAACAAAAAAGTTACAAAATTATATTGTTGATTTTGTTTATGATAAAATAAATTCAGCAAAACTAATTGTCAATGATACACCAACAACAGCAATAATCAAAAATAAAGTAAAAAATGGCAGGTTTATTGATGTTTATATTGATGTTTTATTCGATGATACAACCGATATTTTAAATGGTGTTGCTTTATATGATAGCTCAAATAACTTACTTGCTAAAGATTTACCTAACTTGACATATAATATTCAATCTGCTACATATATGTATAGGCTTGATGTAACAAGTGATAAACAAATCTTAGAGGAGTAGAAAAATGGCGTATCAAAAAACGGTTTGGGTAGACCAAGATGTTGAAAATCCGCGCACTTACGTTATGCGTGATAATGGCGATGATACGGTAACTTTGCTTGACGCTTTTGGTACTATTACAGAATTAGGAACACCGGTTAATGCCGCAAATATGAACCACATTGAACAGGGTATTGCTGATTTGGAAACTTATGTAAACACAATTCTGACTACACTTTATCCGGTCGGATCGCTTTACATTGGCACACAATCCGATTGTCCACTTGCAACTTTAATTAGTGGTTCACAATGGCAATTAGTTGCACGAGACCGTGCATTGTGGGGCGGTAATGGTTCAAATGCAAATACAACCATTGAAGCAGGCTTGCCAAACATTACAGGTTCTTTTGATCCAAAGATTTATAGAGCGTCTGCACCTGTTGGTGCAACAAACTTTACCGGTGCATTTAGTGGATCTAATTCAGGAAAATTATCAACACCAGATGGTGGCGGGGATTTAAGAGATCCAACGTTACCGAGAACTATTAATTTTAGTGCATCTAGTTTTAATTCAATTTATGGTCGTTCATCAACAGTTCAACCGCCGGCATATCGTGTGAATATTTGGCGTAGAACAGCATAAAAACTATTGACAATATAAATTAAATAGTTAATATATATATATTGATAGTTTTTTCATAATAATAGTTCCTTTAAGCAAGCACCGTCTTAATGGCGGTGTTTTTTATTTGACATTTATTTTTTATTGTATTTTAATCATATTCGAAAGGATGTGTTATGCCACGCGGTAAGACAAGCGATATTACAAACAAATTCAAGAAAATGCGTAAATGCAAAATTATTGAATTGCTAAAATCGCCGGAAGTTGACTTAACCGATGATGAAATGGATATATTTTTGCGTCGTTTATATTATTACAATGATCGTGTTAGCGATGACGTTGGAAAATGTCCGCGATGCGTAACTAAAATCTTTATGAATGTTATCAACAAATTAAGGGATTACTTCAATGAAAAATCAGAATAGCAGTTTTACCGCTACAA